CAGCTTAGTGCAAATAAGCATATGTGGATTCACTACTTATCTAAGCATACTTCACCAGCTCCAGATGCGGAAGGCTCATATCCTAATCACCTTGATGATGTGGTTATCTTAGGAGCTATTGCTTACTCCGCTCTATCGCTAAGCTACAAGTATATGGAAGACTCTGCAGTTCAAATGGATGCTGGTGCAGCACTTATCGCTGGTATAACGACTATACTAAACTTAGCAGATACGGCACTTGACAAGGTGGCTGCACTAGTCGCAGATGCTGACATCAATCTTACAGCTGGGACTGCACTAATAAATACTGTTCCTAAAGGAGCAAATGCAGCTGAGAACTACGCTGCCTATGCTGAAGGTGAGCTGAATCAAGCCATTGCTTACATAAGTGAGGCGGAGGGCAGAATAAGTCACGCTAACGGAGTGCAGGCACAGATAGCTAAGTATGAGTCAGCATCAAGCTATTATGCTGACCTGGCTATGAAATATCGAGAACGGTCAGATAGGGAGTACGCTGGATTTGTAGCTGTGCTGAGAGATAGGCTTGAGTGGAAGAGGAACATTAGTTCAGTTCCTGTAAAGCAAGGTAAAGCGTAAGGAGGTTAGAATGTCAAGACCATGCCCAGGAAGTAAAATCAGAAGTGGTGGTGCAGGTAGAGGATTAGGTAGAGGCAAAGGCAAAGGTCCTATAGGAAAGCCGTTTAGGAGGAAGTAATGCGTTGGTTTCCTAATCCTTCAGAGTTCATCAACAACTATGATGAACTTCATGTGTTTGTCATAGGCTTTTGCGAGTTGTTCTGTCTATGGGCTAGGCGGAAGATTCCTGCTGAAGTAAAACCGCTGATAGTGAGGAAGTTCTGGTACTACCGTTTCGGGAAGTTTGTCGCCTCTATGCTCTTGCTGGGTCTAGGCATACTTATCTACTTATACATCATTAAGTAGGGCTACTGTGCTGCTGGGTAGTCTCCACTACTGCATCACTGGATAACCTCCACCCACCTCCCCTCCCCTTATACAATCGGTTTATTCCACTCATCCAAATATCGAAATTTTATGAATGAAAAACGGCTCATATCGGGCGATAATACAATAGATGTAGGGTAACAACCTCAGCGTCAAAATCGACGGATGTGGAATGATTTAGAGGGGTATTGACAATCATTTATAGCTGTGTTATAATTGTAGTATGATGAATAAACACGAAAGGATTTCTAACTGTGTTGAGTGTGGGAAGGAGCTATCAGATGAGCAGCGTAGGAGAAGGAAGCATTATTGTAGTGATGCTTGTAGGATTATAAGTCGACACAAGAAGTACTCTAGTAGAAACAATCCATATAACCTTCCGACAGCAACTGTAGGAGCTCTCTCAGAACTAAAAGTTGCAGTGGATTTACTGTCTAGAGGGTGCAGCGTATTCAGAGCATTGAGCCCAAGTTGTTCTTGTGACTTAGCAGTGCTACAAGACCATAAGCTATTGAGAGTTGAAGTAAAGACAGGAGCTTACTCAACATCGGGTAAAGTGTCTGATACTTTCTCACACAATCCTAAGAACTATGATGTGCTGGCTATCGTGTTATCAGACCAGATAGTTTACAGACCTCCTCTTGCTCCTTAAGCCACCAGCTCGATATTTTATGAATGGCTTTTATTCCCATCTTTCTAACAGCTTGATAGTTATTGGAGTCTCCAGCGGAGATATGTGCTCTAGGTCAAGCTGTACTACCTCTCTCATCACATCTCCGTCAAAGACATCTTCATCATGGACTGTAATAGCCTGTGGCAAGTGCTGGCATACAATCAGAGTGTCCTTCATTATCTCAGCAGCACTCCCCTGAATTTTGTAGTTGATAGCCTTCCTCATACAGGCTTCGTCATTCTCGTAGCCTATAGGTATAGGGATTCTTCTGCCACCGAGTGTATCTATGTAGCCATCTCTTAATCCTTCTCGCTGAGTTTCTCTAATGAAATAACCTGCATCTTTGAATAAGTCAAACCACATATCTATAAGCTGAGCACACCTTCTCAAGTCTTTAATCTTTGCTGTCTCCCTTAGACAGGTAGGTGTAGCTCCGTAGATTAAGCCGAAGTGGACATTCTTAGCAGTCTTCCTGATTATCCGCATGAAGTTAGCTACAAACTGGTGAATGTCGCCTTCTCGGTCAGCGAATATCTCCAACATCTTTCTATCTCCAGATAGATAAGCTAATATCCTGAGCTCTATCTGTGAGTAATCTATATCAGTGAATATACCGCTATCTGGAAGAAGCATACTCCTTACTTCTCCTGGTGGCAAGTTCTGTATGTTACGTTTGCTAGAGGAGATTCTACCAGTGACTGCATCTAAATTGAACTCGGTATAGAATCTCTCGTCATTAGCTATAGGTTTAATGTATCTATTTAGCAGCGTGCTATCGTGGCGGTAATCAAGCACTAGCCCTGCCAGTGGGTCGTCTACTAGCTCTAAGACACTTGCATCAGTCGCAAATTGCTTCTTCTTCTTAGTCCAAGGCAGGAACACTCCTCTGGTAGCTAGTATATATCCTACTTGCTGCGGAGAGCCTGGGTTGAATCCTTCACCGTCTGCTATAGCTCTAAGATAATTCACCTGCTTGGTGAGCCTAGCCTCAACTCTAGACCTAACAGAATGGTCTATGAGTATGCCTCTATTAGACATATCTATAAGTATTGGGATAATCTTAAGCTCACGAGCTAGGTACTGCTTATCCACTTTATCTTCATGGTGCAGATACCACTGGAGAGTTACCTCTGCATCTATACAGCACTTCTTCGCTACCACCTCTGTTGGGTAGTCCAGCATAGACTTACCACCTCTAAGCATATCGGCTGCTTTAGTGATGTCTTCTCTTCCAACTTCCCACTGCAGGTCAAACAATGATTTATCTCTTCTGCCTATCAGCTGGGCTATTATATAAGTGTCAGTGATATTATCTCTATCTATAGGTCCAAGCTCATTAGAAGGGATGCCTAGGACATTTAGGTCAAATATAGCATTTTGATATACCTTAGTAATCTTAGGGTCTTGTAAGATATGCCAAGGCAACTTGGGGTCTATGTCAGGATATAGTGGGAAGTAGAATGATGTGTCTGGGGCAGTAGCAATAGATACTCCGATTGGAGTTCTATCCTCCTTACCTATGGTTTCTGTGTCTACTCCAATAAACTGTGGAGGTGAGTTGCACAGCTTGAGGTAATCATCCTCTAACTTGCCCTGACCGTGGTAATAAGCCACTTAGCTCCTGAATAGATACAGGCTAATGGTATCAATATAATGGTTAGCACTGTAAATAATACCCAGTATAATTCATTCTTCATTACACCTCCTTGAACTCTAAAAGCTTACGGAGTTTGGGTATAAATTTATGTAGTTCCCAGAACTGTTCTTCTCGGATGGTTGCTGAGAGTGGTAGATGCTTTCTCCACCCATAGCGTGTATAAGCTTGAATGATTATTCTAATACCAGCAGCGTCATGGTTTTCAAGATATGGGAAGTACTGCATGGTACTGAATATAGGATGGATGCAGTTTTTAGCAGTCAGCTTACGGATAAACTTAGATATAGCGTCTTCCTTTATAACTCTCAAGTAATCTGCCAGTCCCTCCTTAGTATATGTTGTAAATGCTGCTGAGTCAGGCACCATCTGGAGACAAAGCCTTTCTCTCTTCCAGCCTTTATCAAATAGGAACTTGTATATCTTCGCTCTTATTTTGCTTCTAATAACTGGTATTATACTCATGGTTTCCTCACTATAATCAAATCTTCATCTACCTCTTTTATTCATTGTCTTAAACAACCCGAATAGAATAGCTTGAAGATTTTTGGTCTCTGGAGGTAATGCTCCTTTGTTGCCTATTGGATACTCTATAGCTAGCTCAGCTAGATTCTTCTTCACCCTAAGATATGGTAATATCTCTCTTAAGAAGTTCTGAGCATCCACTCCTCCTAGCCTAACCCTATGTTGAATTTTATAGCTTAAGTTCTTTCTGATGTCAGTTTCTATACGTCTTCCAGTTACCTCAGCTAGCAGCTCTAAAGCTTGAGTATCTGCCATATCCACTGCGAAGGTTAGGAAGTAGTTATCCTTGGATTTTATTATTCCTATGTATCCCTCTCCATCTACTATTCCAGCTAGGTAAGCTTTATCAACTGTTCTCACTGTGCCTCCTTCATGGTTTTCTTAATACAATCATGTCCTCATCATCGACTGTGGGCTCTCCTCTTGCTCGCTTAAAGGATAGGTAGTAGCTTCCTTGAGGTTTCCACTTAAACCAATCTGCCTGCTCGAAGCCTGCTTTAATACAGCATCTCAAAGCCCAGTGTGATAGATATACTCTCTCACCTTTCCTTATGTGGTCTTTGATGATGATAGTCAGAGTCCCACCGCTCCTTACACTCTGAAAGCACAGCTCATAAATCTTCACCATAGCTTGATTGTAGAAGAACTCATTGAGCAGTCCTACATTTCCTTTACTTGTGCTATATTGGGCAAAGTCATACTGAGCTCCCATCTCTTTGGTCAGCTTATCAGTCCCTTTAGTCTTCATAATCGCTGCATAAGGAGGGCTGAAGATTATGTGGTCAACTGGAAGTGGGAGTATCTTTCTGCAGTCTCCATGAATTATAGTCACATTGTGAGATATACTACTGTCTCCTAGGTCTAACACATCAAGAGTCTTTTGCATTAAGTTGCAATATGGCTGCTCTACATCTAAACATATAACTTTTCTTCCGACTAGCTTGTCCATTTCAGGTAAAGCAGCAATTAGGATACTTCCAGTCCCAGCCATAATGTCCATTATAGTTTCACCTGGTTCAGAGACATAATCAATGAGTGCTTGAAGCATATACAGATTAGCTCTAGCTGGATGCTCCATAACTTCAGGAGCAAATATCTGACTCCTCCACTCTACATCAGTGGGAAACTGATACCAACCTCTCTTATCCTGTGGGTAGTGTTCTGCGAATACCTTCATGTTATGATACTTGTATAATAAATGCTGACTGAGTTAACCTTCGCAGCATTGCCACTATGTAAGGATTGTTGTCAAAGTGCACATTTATATCTAGATGCCTGATAAGCTTAACCTTTTGTTTAGCTGCTTCTATTGACGCTTGAGGATAGTTAGCCCAATCGATGTGGTCTGCTCCTTCAATGTGAAATACTGGTATGAGTATCCCATGCCTGCGAAGCCAGTCTCTTGTGATTATCTTAGACTCTGACTTTCGAGATGTGATTATAAATCCTTCATCTAGCCTTGATAAGAACAGCTGAGGGTTGTGCTTTAGTTTACAGCTGTCATAGTATCTTAGTCTCGCTGCCTTCACACTTTCGTTATGATTGCCGACAGCTTCACAAAGGCTAAAGAACCAACCACTTCCGTCAGTTACAACTCCGTCTAAATCAAATGATATCTTCATATCCCTCCTTTAAGAGCGCCTGAGCCTACTGGGGGAGATGACGTGGTAGCAGGTACTAAGACTAAACGATGGAGGTCACTGCCTGGTGTGTGGTCAGCACTTACAGGCACCAGTAGACTCAGACATACACGGTAACTAGAGCTAGCCATATACTTAAAACAAGAATCCACTAATCTCTTCGAAGCTTCCTCCTTATATTTATTAGCATATGGCTAGCTCTCATTACTATGTATCCAGTCCACTATACACTCTAAATGCGTCAAATATAGTTTGACCAAACTTCTTGCCAATACCCTCGACCTTTGCCAGCTCTTCAACTGAGGCATTAGCAACTCCAAAGGTGTCTTCAAACCTAGCTATTAAAGCCTTAGCAGTCTTCTCACCGATTCTAGCTCCTTGCACTCCCATTAGAGTCATGACCTGTAAGTCGTAAGGCTCTAAGAGCAACTTGGGTTTCTTCTTGATAGCCAACTTAGGTTTAATATACCGCTGGAGTGTAGTGTGCTCATCCTTCTGTATGTTATCGTGGATGGCTACTAGCAACTTAGCCGTCTCGATATAGTTTATGGTAAAGAAAGTAGGCACACCACATTGCTCCAGCTGGTATATCCAAGCATAAAACATCTTACCGCTAATCTTATGAGCCATCTCATCTCCTATCCACCCTGTTGCTGAGACCGAATAGGAATATAGTCCACCAGCGGATAGATGTCTAATACTTGCATCTGAGGTTATGGGTGGCGGAGTGAAGCCCTTCTTACTCCTCCTAGGTAGATACAGTGGCATCGGAGTTATGAGCCCCTCGCATATCTGGAAGTTGTGGTCAGCATTGTTGTAGTAATCTCTAATCTGTCTTTCAGCTTCATCTATATCTCCCAGCAACTCTCCAGCTTGTTTACGACTGAACTGCAGGCTCTCAGCATCATAGCTTACCATGTAGTAGTCTGATAAGTCCTTGGCATTGAGAGGCTCCTTATCCACCTGACCTGCTAGAGACTGGTTTAGAAGCAGCTCAATGTTATCAGGTTCAGACACATCAGTCCAAATCATGATTCTCCTTTATCTATCAGATGGTATTTAGATTTCCAAGCTTCATAGCTTCCGCACTCCTGTATCTCCCTCTGGACATCTTCCTGCAGCCTTGAACGGTAGTGTCTTGGATTGAGTGTAATACTTTCACCATGCACTTTTTGGTGGCACTGCAGGCAGTATAGTCTGGTGAGCTTAAAGCCACCCTTCCCAAACTCCTCGTGGAACTCTAAATCCTCAAGCTCTCCGCATACGCTACCATCTTCTAGTATCCCAGTGCACATACCACCACAGTCTACATAAATCTGCCGCCAGTTGCCATACCTTCTGGTTCTAGCGTTGTCCCTTAGGTGAGCTAGATGGACTTCATGGTCTTTGTATGGCATCGTATCTTTCTCCGTTTTCTGATAATGTTATGAGTAGCTCCACACTCGCACTTAAACCAGTTAGTTCCGAACTCTGGTGCTAGTCTCATTTGCTTACCACAATAGGGGCAGACTACCCCTGTGCTCATTCACTCTCACCTCTCGCCATCTTCACAGCATCCATGATAGCGTCATAGTTAGGCTCAAGGACTATGCCCTGGAGAGCACTTGCTTTAGTCAGCCCAGACTTGGTTACCTTCAGCTTGGGTTCTAGCTCATCATCAAGGTATGTCCACATCTCTAAATCAGTCAGCCGCCTATTCTCCCTGAAGCCATCAGGCTCTACCTTGCCAGTCTTGTAGCTTAGCACCTTATCACCTGAAAGCTTCTCACCATATATATCTCTCGGGTAGTGAACAATGACTAGGTTCTTATGGAAGCCTCTAGCTCCGTATATAAGGCTCCTGAATCTAGTGTTAGGTTCACCATACTCGGGAGGCTGTAGCTTCTCTCTGAACTTGTCGTCCTCTTCCTTAATCCCTTTAGACAGCTGTATCTCCTGCTTCTCCTGTAGGTAGCCTTGATGGTCTATAGTCCACAGCTGAGTTCCAGGGTCAATTATCATCGTAACTACTTTCTTGTTCTGCAGGTCTTCAGCATATGTCTGGAGGAACTCTCGCCACAGCTCTTTCATCCCTTCAACTCTCTTAGGGAACTTGATAGTAGGACCATCAGTTCCTAACATTTTAGTTATTGGAAGTGGAGGTATGAAAGATTTACAAGTGATGTCTTGACCTTTGAATCTCCAAGCAGCTCTGTTATATCCGCCTATGTCAAACTCATAGAAGATTATAGGCTTAGGGAAGGTGAGGGCGAGAGTAGTCTTGCTGGTCTTTTCCTCTCCCCATATGGTCGCCACTATATTCTCCATTACAGTTGTCTCCTTGCATTTACTTTGTCCCTGAACATCATATCAAGGTCTTTCTCAAGCTGACTCTTCTTTCCCTTCCTACGCAAGGACTGAAAAGCTATAGCTGCTTCAGCTTGCTCCTTTTTGATAATCAGGTATGGCAGTATTTGCTCCAGAATATCTCCAGATAGTTTAGATGCTGTTGCCCAGTAGAATATAGGCTTCTTCCCTAAATGTCCAGTAGGACCTACATTCTTTAAGGCAGTAGAACCTCCTATAGCACCTAACCACTTGATTAGTTTAGGGCTAGTGCTAGTAACCATCAACCTGAGAAACGTAACTGGATACACCTTGCCATTCTTATGCCTATACTGTCTAGACAATATAGTTATAGCTCCTTCACCGTCTACTATTCCAGCTAAATACGCTTTCTCCGTCTCACTCATGGTTGCAACAATGTTCTCCAATCTACACCTCCTTTCCCCTCTTATTTAGTTCTTTCATCTTCTCATATATCTCAAAGTCTCTTGGTTCAGCTTTAGACTGGCAGCCATGACCTCTAGCTACTCCTCTGGAGCAAAACTCAATCATTAACTTGACTTGCTCCTGTTTAATAGGCATAAATTCATACACCTCAGCACAGAATCTAAGACAGTCCAAGTGAGAGCTAATATACCAGTGATGAATAGGATTCCAATTGGGATTTCGTTCATTCCAGCTGTGAGTTCCAGTACTACCATAACCTATCATGGTATGAAACTTATCCAGAAACTCTTGCTTAGTGTTGTTAATACTAATCTTTGGCTGTAATGAGTTTCTAACCTTCTGTATAGAAAAGCTTCCTTCAGCTGCCATAGTCCAGGCTACTGCTTCAGGATTATTCATCTCGTATATCTCCTATTACTTTAAGTGCATCACACAGTACCTTGTAGCGACAATGAGAACACTCCCAGTCTTTACACCACGCTCGGGGAGTTGGGGGACTCTTGCTAAGCAATGAAGCTTCTAACATAACTTTCCGCTCCATGATGTAGCCCCAGTTATCTATCAGCTCCTCATCTGTAAATGTAAAGTTATAGCCTTTGATAGATGGAAAGGGAGGCTTCCAATCACCCATCATGTAGAGAACTACTAGCCTATATTCATTTACATTCTGGATGAAGCAGCCGCCCTTCATATACTCTATCCAAGTTTCGGGGAACTCATGCTCATCTCCCTTCTTAGCTGACATTCTGGTAGTCTTGAGCTCGTATAAGTCATGAGTATCCCCTAACTTAAGCTTATAGTCTGGACTGTAGAATATACCATCCTTCTCTACTACCTCAAGCACTGCTTTCTCAGGAGTTAGTATGTCCTGTAGTCCGTAGCCTAGAGCGAACAGCAGAACCTCTTGCGGAGTGGGAGCTACATCATCCAGGGTTAGGTCATAGTAGGACCTGGTGAGGCAGTATATAACCGTAGATAGGTGGATTCCTTCTCGTGGCTGACTTATGTGGTAGAGCTTGTCTAGATGCTCGTATGCAGCCTTAACAGATAGATGGTCTTCTACAATCTGCATCTATCACCTACTCAGCCGCTGGAGTCTCAGCCTCGACTATGTGATACACTCCTTCTTTGTCCTTGGTTACCTTACCACTCTCCTCCATAGCAGTAATAAATGTCTTGTTGATGATAGTCTGCAGAACCTTAGGGTCGGATTTCACTATAGGGTCAGTGAATACTTTCTGACCAAACTCGGCTGCAGTCTTGCCGTTGAGAAGCTTCAGTGCTTGCTGGATGGCGTTGCCTTTGACTTTGCCAGTTCCGACTATCTCCTGAACTTCCCAGACTACACCTGCCATGTCCTCACCTGCATCGTTCTTCCCGTAAGTGTGCACTCGAGAAGCCATCTTGAGTCGCTTACCTACCTGGTCTTTAAGGTCCTCACCTTCTGGGATGAGTTTGTCTAGGCTGGTAGCAAATATTCCCCAGGCGCTGTTCTTCTTTTGGCTAAGTTTAATTGGTATCTGAACTATCGGGTATGGGTAAGGCTCGGTGGACTCTACGTTGTCAATATCGACGAAGTTCAAGTTGCACATCATGGCATCCCACTTGCTCTTCTCTGTGGCGTAAGAGTCCAGCTTCCCATCGAAAGCCGTTACTGGCAGTCCCCAGTCTGATAATCCTCTGATAGAGGGTTCTAAAATGTCTGTTCCTTCTTCTCCGTTCATTGTTCTTTTATCCTCCTTTATGTCTGTTGATTATTAGTACCCAGATTAGTATCCCAAACGCTATGATAGTTATTAGGTGTGTCCAATCAATGCTATACCTCCTTTTTTGCTGATTTTTCTGGGTCGGTGTAGAAGAATGCTTCAAACTTCTTAGCTATCTCAACAATATCGTCTGGCAAAGCACCACCAGAAACTTCAATAGCATCTCTGAGACATACCTCTTTCACCCACCGCTGGTCAGGATTAGGTTCCCACATTATTCACCTCCTTTCTTTGAATTACCGTACTTAGGCAGATACAATCCACTGGGAGTTTTACCTTCCTCAGCAGACTCCATCACCTTAATAGCCCACAGGAAGAACCTCATCATCTCATCGTGCTTACGGCAGAGACCGAATCTAGAGCCTGTATTACTTCCATCACAGCCAGGGAATTTACACTTCTCATATGCCTTACCCATCAGCAGTCGCACCCTCCATGAATCTCACTATGATGCCCAGACACCATCTTAGTTCGGTTAGGGCTGTGGCAGTTATCATATAGTATGAATAGTAGTTCTATCTGACCATGCTCTGAGACTACAAGGTGTGGATGATTGATGAGACACTGTAGCTTCTTGGAATTTAGACACTCACCACACTCTTCAGGTTTTGAGACGAAGATACATTGTGGTTCTACCACAGCGAGACCTCCTGTTAGTCCTATTACCACCAGCCACATTATAATTATAACACGAAAGTAATCATATTGTCAACATCGAGTTAATATAATTTATTAAACGTTAATATATATATTATATCATATATAATCATATTCACTTATCAGTTGTTATCTATAGTTGGAAGATTAGGAGCTGGCTGGATGCTGAAGAGAGTGTATCCAGCGGGAATGTGTTTCTTTGCTATGATGATAGCCTGCTTATCGCTGGAAGCATATCTGTAGATAGCAATGTCCTTAGCCTTGTCAGCTGCCTGCTCAGCTTTGGTAGGGTCAGTGGCTACATAGCGAAATCTATAGAGTGACTTTGTTGTCATATCACTCCTCCTCCTTAACCAATAGTATCATCCGACGCATTGTGGCGTAGGTCTTTTGATTCTTCCTCAGTGAATCCTTTGCCCTCCTCTGGCATCTCGCCGTTCTCAAAAGCTGCAATTTCTACTTCCTTCACATTTATCCCAAGCCTTATATGTGCATAAGTGGAATATATTATTTTCCTTTTCCTCAGCCAGCCCCCTACTGCCTTGAGGGCTCGAGTGTCTTGTTCTTTGACCATAGCCTTGTCTGCCTCTAGGTAAATACCTTCAATATCCTCTTGCTTAAAATGCCCTTCGGTGGTATTAGCCAAGTCATTAGCCAGTCTCCTAGCCTTTAACTTGAACTCCTGTATCTCCTCATCTGTCAATAACCTTTCCATTCTTCTCCTCCTTATCTATCTCTTTGAGGAAGGCTTGCCACGCCATAGTTCCCATTCTTTGAGCTTGGCTTGCCACTTCTCTAGGACCTTTTCAAAGGTTGCTATTCTTTGCCCGCTTGATATATGAGACATCACCTTCTCCATATCATCCACCACTTCCTTTATCCCTGCCTTGAATGAGATTTCAGCTTGGGCTTCCAAATCCCCCTTGATGGCATCATAGGTTTTCTTCATATCCTTCTTGAACGCTCTATCAATTCCATTTCTATCAAGCCATTGGTTTATATCTATAATCGTGTCTTTTGCTTCCATATTCCTCCTTTTCTAGTATAATTGCCTTTCAGTATATCATCCATATTGCCCTCCTTAATCTTGCTCCTCCTTTTGCTCTTCCAGATGTATTGTTGGTTCTGCTATAGTCTCTATCACCTCAGGCTGAATGTTACCTCTGTGCCATCTAACTTTCATAGGCTTGAGTATCTCCTCAGCATGACGGACTAAGTCAAATCGGACTGTAACTTCGTCATAAGGGTCTGATTGATAGGTGAGCTTTGTGCTTATGGCAGCATCGACCCAGTTACCGAGATAACTACTACCCATAGATTCTTCAGCTCCTCTATCAACTACACCCTCTGAGGTTACTACTGGCTTCCTCCTATGATGGATTATTATGACTGAAGTGTTGTACTTAGCTATAAGCAAATCCATGTTGTCTAAGAACCTGGACATATCTGAAGGGTCTGAGATACCTCCAGAGAACACTCGGTAGAGAGGGTCTATGAGGATTAGTCCAGGTCGGTTACGCTCCACTATCTTGAGCAGTTGCTGATAACCATAAGTAACATCGAACTTAACATAGTGCTCAGTAGTGGTATGTATGTTAGGAGGTCTAGAACCGAAGCCCTTGCTATACTTGATTATCCTAGACCTGAAACGAGTCTTGCTTATCTCAAACTGTATTAGGTCGGTCGGGACTTGAGTAGTCTTGTAGCCTAGCCAAGGGGTGCCTGTTGCAACAGCAAATGCTGTGTGGATAGCTAGCATAGACTTCCAAGACTTCGGAGGTCCAAAGATTTCTGCCTTGCTTTGAGCTGGTAGCACCTTATCTATTATCCACTGAACGTCAGGAGGCTTCCAGTCAATGAGTTGCTGGATAGTAAGAGATTCCATAGCTAGTATTTTATATCCCTTACTGCGTTACAGTTATCTCGATAGCACTCCTCCCACTCATTCAATACTAAGCCGTTACAGTTATACTGCCAGCAGTGAAATCCGAAGAGGCAGAGTAGTTTGCCCACAAGTTTGAATCTCTCACCTTGCCACACACGGTCTTTTAGACTGGCTTGCTTAAGCATTAGATTAGGTAGTGGCATTATTACCTCCTTTATCTAAGAACTATAACCTTTCTACCACCTGAGCCCTTAGGACAGTCTATGTCAAGGAAGTTGCAGTGCTTATGCTTAGCTATGTCTCTAGCTTTGGCAATAGCATCTTCCACATACCTAGCGTGGAAGGCTGTAACATCCTTTCCTAGAATAGTAACCTTATTCATCAAGAGATGCATCTCTAGCACCTTGTAAGTCACACTATCTTCATCAACCCACTGGTTTACTTTGTAGAACCATGTCCTAGGTTTCCCTCGGGCTCCTGGGAAGTTACATATAGCCTTCCACATATTGTTATTGAAGATTATAAGGTGATGGCAGTTATTACACTCACCGATGCTTCTGTCTGCCACTAGTGGACAATCATTGGTCATGCCTTTGCTGTCAAAGTTTATATCTCTCATCGCTCCCTCCTATAAACATTATTTACTGGTGGATAAGTTCGGTGTGGAGTAGCACTCCAGTCTATGTCCTCTACAGCCATCATGTGAGTATTAGGCTCCTTGTGACTACAGTAGACACAGCCGTACTCAGTGTCAGCTACTCCAGCCTGACCTATGACCTTACCACCTCTAACCACAGGGTTAAACCAGATTGCTCTGTATCTGTGCCCGAGTAGCCAGCACAGTCTCTTACGAATTTTGAATCTGAGTGAGTTACGCTTCATGCTCCTCCTTATAGCTCATTTAGTATCCTATCCACTTCCTCTACAACTCTCTCAGATTCCCTTACAATCTTCCTCCACTTGGATACAGTGCTGTAGTCAACTCCCAGCCGCTTGGCTACCTCATAGATAGTTCCGTTGGCTATTAGCTTATCCAGTGGCTCATGGAACTGCAGCTCAATGTACTTCATCAGGTGTGTCTTGTGGAAGGCAGCTGACAGTTTGTCAGGAGTAGCTACCTTCCCATATCCAGCGGAAACTTCACCTCTGGACTTAAGGATTCTTGACTTTATTGTCTTCTTTGGCACGATTAGCCTCCTCCTGCTTGTCAGTTCCATGTGGGTATCCCATCTTTACAGCATAGCCAAACGGGCTGAGTACTACCAAGATGGAGGTCGGCTCTACTGGTCTCATACTATCTGATATTCTGATGAACTGGGAGTATCTGAACTCTCCATTGGCTATGCCGCTTTTAATCTTGGATATGAAGTCCAGTATGTGTAGGGATTGATACTTGCCTAGGTCACTCACTGCGTCAATGAATCCAGCAGAGGCTGATATGGAAGTCCCGACACCGAACTTGATGGGCAGCTTGCTCATTCGCTGGAGAAAGTCTGCACTTGCATATGAATTGAGGTCTTTTCGCTTGCTTATATCTTCCATCATACCTCCCAGACAGTGAGCTTACCGTCTAGTTTAATCACTTTATTTTGGGCACTGAAGCTGTAGAAGCAACCGTCCTTCAAGCCTATAGCGACAGAGTCACCGAAAGGTGTGACTCCATATGAGCCAGAATACCGCTGCTCTATCTTCATATACACAGCATGAGAGCCATGAATCTTGAACAAGTCACCGAGATTAAGTTGTGGTATGCTTACCTTTTCCTGTACTGGGGGATTATATACTATCTCCATTTCTTCCTCCTTATATACTAGTTTCTTTCCACTCAGTTGTGACAGGTCTGACAAACACTTGTGCTTCTAACACAAAGACATCTTCACCAGTGTTGATAGCCAGTCTCTCAGCTTCACGCCTCGCATCCATCTCGTTATAGTGCCTATGTGATGTGCTTTCAGAACCGTCTACTAGAACCATCCAGAACCTTTGTCTGTTGCTTTTGTATACTCCTTTACTTCTAATATTCCTCCTTTCTTAGCAGCCCATCCAGACACAGAAGCCTAGGGCTAGGATGAGCAGCACTATGACTATGAGTATCCCTATGTCCCCGAGTGTATCCTTTAGTTTACTTATTATTCACCTCCTTCTTTGTCAATATACTTCTGCATCAGCTTACCTAGTCTAATGTGGCTGTGGCAGGCTTCAGCTACACGAGCAATCTCCACTATTGTAAGCTTATCATAGAGAAATTTCAGGCTGCTATTGATTATGTCGCTAGATAGAGCAGATATTGCTATGTTCAGCTCGGTGGAGACTGCACCTTCATCCTTAATGGTCTTGGCGATATTATCCAGTTTCTCAAACACATGAGACAGGTCCTTGACCTCAAGTTCTCCTCTAAACTTCTTCAACATCGTAACTCCTCCACCTCCTAGCTGCAGTCAAGTGATGAAAGACGTGGAAGCCATAAGGATACTCCCCGCCATCTTCCATGCAGATTGTAGAATTGTATGTCGAGACCATGCGGTGTTTTTCCTCGTATGACCACTCACCAAGTTTATGTGGAGACTGTAACATTCGCCTATACTCACCTACATAGCCTCGTGCAGTCTTGACCATCACCTTGTATCCTGTCGTGCAGGGCTTAAGCTTCTTAACTTTATATAGACACATCAATTCACCTCATCTAAGATTTTAATCTCCCTTGCTACAGTTATTCTAACAGGCATACCTTTGTGCGGGTTGCTCGCACATATAAATATATCTTGAGTTCCTGTAGCAACAGGATTCTTAACCTCAACCTTGACTATAGTAAGATTATACTGCCGACTTCCACGCCATTGTTTTGCTGCACGGAGAGTGTGTATAACATGGAAGCCAAAGGGATATTTATCTTGGGGATGGAGAAGTGGTATTCCTCTGCTATCTTTTGGTAAGTAGCCAGGGCGATAATCCTTCTCATTCAACCACTTGTCAGGTGGCATATGCTTTGAGGTCTGAAACTCACTGACATATTGCCTGCCATTACTGTAGGGCAGAGATTTGTAGACTATCTTGTAGCCTACCTTGACTGGTCTAAATTGCTCCCTCCTAGTCAGACACATTAGTTCACCTCCTTTATATCTTAGCCATCTCTTCTTCCTGTTCTCTCAGCTCTTTCTCATTGATTTCCTCCTCCACTTGGTCTGATTTATAAAATCTAACTCTTCCAGGCACCATCCTATTGACCTGCCTCTGCTCGTGTTGAATTCTGACTAATTTGTTGCGTCTCTTTTTCTGTTTGGCTAGTTTGTGCTTAGTCATGTTCCATAATCCTCACAATAGTGGGTGGCTACATAAGACACACCCTCTATCTTTCTAATCTTGTCTTTAATCTTCTCCAACTCCTCGTCGTTGGGCTTTTCCTTATCATCATACCACACCTCGAGATATACTTCCCTGTCTTCCATTACAGCATCACTCCTCTCTCGATGCACACAAGTCCATCATCGTCCCAGTTCTCATACTGAAGAATCTCTGTTAGTACTCCATGATAGACTGCAACTCTACCATCCTCATAAACAAATATCCACTTAAATCTTGTTGATGCCATTATCTATTCCTCCAGTCTAGTCCAGCCATTACGCCTGCCCAAGCAAGGATGAAGATTACTACTGCTACAACTGTCCAGAACATTAGTTCCTCCTTTCCCAGAACCAGTAGAACCAACGGATAAAGGCTAGTTGTTTCTCCAATTCTGTGGCTGCTTCGTTGCGTCGGGCTACTGCTCTGATGAGTTTATCCACTATCATCCTCCTCTACTATTGCCTTCTTCAAGTCATTCTTGGCTTTCCTTGCCAGTGCCTCAATCTCCTTGAAGTACAGGTGCTGACGTAACTTCACATCAGTTGACTCAATAGCGTTGAGTAGTGCTCTAATCTGCAGGATTCTTAGTCGCTCATCAGTGTTCGTTGTCATTCTAACCTCCTTGTTACAGTATACTCATCCACCTCTCCGATATATTCGTCTAGTGACTGCTCGTATGCAGATAGTCCATGAGTCATGCTCCAGCTGGCTATCGCTTCACTCAGCCCAAACACTAAGCCACAGTCCATGCACGCCCAGCAGTCCTCACCTGCACTAGCATATGTTCTATAACTTCCGCACTGAGGACAAGGATAAGTAAAGCCAACTGGGTGGTTCTCGGGATAGAACTTGGTATCACTTCGGGGAGTGCCCCACTCGTCTAAGTAAATGCTCATCTCTTCCTTGGCTTGATAACATTAAGGGAAAGTTGCATATCGGTATCAGGCACAGGAACGAAGCCACTTGTGGAAGCGACTATAAGGGTCTTGCCTGACTTGGACAGGACTCCACTGCTCAAAGGAACAGTGAGAATCAGTTTGTCACCATCAACTTTAATGTCCATCATGCTATTCACCTCCTTTTACATAATATCCTTAAGTTGTTTCACTGCTAGCCTCCTTGCTTCAGTATCATTCTTGCCATAGTGTGAATATCAACTGGTGGTCCTGCTCCTTCAGGATAGACAACACCAACTACTACCGCAGCATTAGGGAAGCCTACTCTCTTGAGCAGGTTCTGCATCCTCGTTGAGTCGCTGTCATTACTGGTGTTAGTGTTGGCTAGACCTTCTAACCACTCTTTTACGGTCTGCTCTTTTACTTCAGCCACTATATAGCCTCCTTAACTCTTCAGTGGTAAATCCTGCTGGGACTACTCTATACACAACCTCACCCTCAAGGTCGCCACTGAAGTAATCTGTTACTGCTATAAGAAGTTCTGTGTCTGTCTTCAGTGTGGCGATACCTTCGTAGGTTACCCACTCCCCTGCCTTCCCATGAGCAACAATCCTGATGTTTCCCTTGTCGTCCATCTCAGTGTGGACTGATGTCTTCTGCTGAGCATCATGTATCTTTCTCACTTGCTCTCCCCATTTCACTCTTGCTCACCTCCATCGTTTATTTTTCACCCTATGATATAATTCTACCACAAAAGGTTGATTATGTCAACATCCGAGTAACAAGCGAGCCATCAGTGGTGTGGTATCCTCCATTACTCCACTCCCACAACCCGAGTGCTATAGCTGCTGGAGTTTGCCTGAACCATCGTGTATCTTTCAGCTGGGATGAAGTGGCTGTAACTTCGGGCAGGTTGATAGCATCAAGCCACCGCATCCGATATGCTCACCACCAACATATAGGGCAACTTGACATAACCTAAAATGTCCGAAAAAGCGCATAAAATCACCATAAAATGACCTCAGGGGCTTGACAAATTTTATGGCTTCTGTTAGAATGTATACATGAAATTGAATGTGGGCTTTGGATGGCAACTCCGAGCAAATCAAACACATTCAGTTAGGAGGGACTAACTATGGGTAAAGAAAAACAGGTGGCGGAAGGGACAGTCGCAGACGACAAACCTAAAGGGTCGTTGACTGACCGACTGCAGAGTGCGATGGTCGCAGGCGATATGCGGGCAGTCATCCAACTGGCTAAGCAAATTGCTGACTCCGAGCGGGCGAAGGAGCGAGAGTTAGCCGAGGCTAACAAGGACAAGATTGTCGCACTGAACAGTCAGGTGATGGAAGCCTTGACACAGGTCGCAGACGGCTACATGAAGGAAATCACAGAACTGGTCGGCTTTGAGAATGCAGGAGTGGCGTTTAAGCATATCCCATGCGATAAACTCACACAATGTAAGATCTCCATGAAGGCGGTCAAGTCAGGTGGTGGCGGTGGTGGTTCGTATGTGCGAACTGGATTGGCAGGCGTAAAGGAACTTCTAACACAATTTGGGGATGAGAAGGTCGGAAGCGAATATCTTGGTGGGAAGTTCGCAGACGACACATGGCAGAGTGCCTATGACGGCAATACCGACAAGAACTTCCGATATGCAGTTCTCAAGGGACTCCGCAAACGAGCGGGGCTTGTGTAAATCCTGAGCGTCAGTCGCATAAGAATATCGGGGATGAGTTGCCCATCCCCGTTTTCTTTTGCCCACAATGTGTTAGCTGGGACTAACTTTCCCATCGGTGGCGGTAATGGTAGAGTGTGAACTTCGCACCAGCACATCGCATAGGAACTAACCGTCCTTGGGGCTACGGTATCTTCTGCTTAATACCCACGCCATCTTTTTAGTCTCCCTGTCGCAAATTCTTGTTTAACAGAACTGCTACTTATCACTACCAGGCTTAGTAGCCAGGATGATAATAATGACAAGCACCATTCCTCCTATCATTCCGAAGATAAAGCTCTCTAAATCCATTAGTCCCTCTCTGTCGCAAATTCTTCATTTTGGAAAACTGCTTGAGTTTTAGAATGTTCCAGCTTCTCCCGCAAGTACACCTAGCCCATGTCCTGTTTGCAGGGTGCTCAAACCTCCTTCCGCAGATGCACTCGAGTAGGAGCATATTCACAACTGGAGTCCACCTAGCGTCTATAATCTCCATGATTACTTCTTCCGCCTAGCGAATAGCCAACCAATCAAGAATCCAGCAGTTATTGCTGCTTCCCATCCTATCCAGTATCCCCCACCAATAGTGCATTAGTCACCTCCTTCCTATTTGAATCATGTAGTATATATCAATTATTCTCTCTCTGTCTCCCTCTTCCTCTTCCTAACAGTTTAGCCACCTCCTTTTCAGTTATTACAGCAGCTTGCTTTACAAAAGACCTAAGCTCATCCTCGTTGATTGTGGGCAGACTGCCACTTTCTGTCTTACCCAACACTATTCTAGTGGCAGCCTTTCTCCCTTCAGCCATACTCATAATCATCTGCATTATCTCTCTGCCATACTTCTCCCTCAGCTTGCCAGCAGCTATAGCATCGGGATATGATAAAGGAAACCATCTAGACTTTCTACAATACTTACACTTCCACAGCTCATCTCCTACCTTATGTATCCAGTGGTGAGCTCCAGTAGGAGACTTTCTACACTGCCAGTGCTCTAATCTTTTAGCCATTTGCTTGGTACTCCTCCAAGATTGACCATCTCTTCCTTAATCTTGTCTAGCATTTCTCCTAAGTGAACTATCTTATCAATGGTCTTTAGGTCCATGTTGCCTGACTCTGTGAGCTTTCTTATCCTCTGAATTATGGAAGCTCTTCTCATCAAAGCAGATAACCTCAGTTGTTTGGTTACTGGGTCTAGGTCTCGCTTCGGTCTCCCAGGCTTATTGCTAATATACGGCTCTCTTTCTAGCCTAGCTAGTCCTTGCTCTAACCAGCACTTAGGATGCCAGTGAAGGACCTTCTTCCATTTGGTCTTATAGTTCTTGCTCAATCCATAGGTGATTATTCCTACTACCATAGGCTGACCAACAGTAATCTCCTCAGGGCAATAAGCACATTTACACTTACGTCTGCAGTGAACTATACTAACATTCATTATATCAGCTTAAGTTTTGCTGGAAGTCCGCAGATATTGCCTACGACTTCACAGTCGAAGTCACCTAAGTAACTAGGTTCCCAATTACCTACTCTCCACCCATCTGTTTCCCAATGCACTACGTCAACTCCACGATGATGCTTGACTATATCTTCACCATAAATATCCTTCCCCTTGCAGTCTTTTTCTGTTGAGAATAGCATAAACTCCCATGTGCTTAAATCATCACTGGGCAAGCCACTTCTACCAGCGTGTAGCCTGTACTCATTCTGTCCTCCACTGTAACCAAGTGCTAGAGAGTCATATTCACTGCATATCCACAGCTCGTCAAAGTAGAACATCCTCTTAACCTTCTTATTCCAGCCTCTAATCTTTATCTCCATAATCACCTCTTTTTTTCACCCTATACCCTAGTATAACATATAAGTAATATAATGTCAATATAAAGATATAAATGATAATATATATATTATGGTTTAATTATTTATATATATTGACATCAGCTCTGGAACGTGATACAATGTAACTATGGGCGTGGATAATAAACCTGCCATACAGCCTGACAGTCCTGAAGATATCGTTAAGTCTATAGTTGAGCAGAACTGGGACAGCAAGAAGTCTAAATACATTGGCTATAGAGCTAGTGGCTTTACCATCAGAGAGGCAGCTAGTCTTATAGGAGTTAACCAGAGAACAATAGTCCGCTGGCGTGAAGGAGACCCTACATTTGCTAGCATGGAGCAGCAACTCCCCGAGCTTAGAAAGCGGCTGGGTCTAGAATATGCCAGTATGGAGTTCCTTCGTAACTACAGACTCATTCTGGAGAAGGACTATAATATCATAATGAATAGCATGAAAGGACCTCTGCCAGTTCAGGAGCACCAGTATCTACTCAAAGCTAGAGGTCATTATACTCCACAACAGTTAGAATCCCTCAAAGGCATGATAGGTGATGGGACTGGGCAGCCACTAGATTTCACTAAGTTTATCATATCAATAAGTCGCACCCGAGAGGAGGTGAAGCTTGAGGCAAGCAAGGAGCAGAAGGAAGACGACATCGAGTCTGCGGAATATCAACAAAGCCCAAGTGAGTAGAGTTGGCATAAAGCAGGCTGCTACTACTCGTGGGCAGAGAAGGAGGATAAAGTAATGGCTGGATTTAGAAGGTGGGCAGTAAGAACAACTCGCCCAATAAGGGTAGCAAAGAAGCTAACTTCAAGAGGTCGTAGAGCTTATGCTAAGATGGGAGTAAGAAAGGTTCTCACAACCTTGTCTCCTGGAACTGCAAGGACTGGGAGAAAGATTGCACATAGATATGCAACACAGCGTAGTTTGCTCAAGATTATAAAGAAATAATCTAAGGATATAACTTTGGTTCAGACTGACACAGGCTTGTATCTCCCAACCGACATACCTCTTGATGAGCTGCTCCACAACAAGAAGCGTAGGATAGAGCAGTTCCTGTGGATTGAGGATAAGCGGAGACAGCTAGTCCCAGTCAGACTCAATCCTATCCAGAATGACGTTATCACGACTGAGACAGGTATGGACATCTATGTAAAGCCTGCTCAGGTCGGATTTACTTCAGCTGTAATAGGAGATTATCTACTCGACACTATCTTCAATCCTGGAACTGTGTCAGTGATTATCAGCTATGAGGAGTTTATAACTCAACGGCTACTTCGAAAGGCTCAGTTCTTCTATGACCGTCTCAATGAGGCAATTCCTTCCATACCTCAGATGCACCACGCTTCTGCCTATGAGAAGACCTTTCCTGATATTAACAGTAGCTTCTACATCGGCTCAGCTCGAGCATATACTTTTGGTAGAGGTGAGGCTATCCACAACCTGCTCATGGATGAGTATGCCTTCTGGGATGCTGGTTCTATAGAAAGGATAACTGTCCCTATCCTTCAGCGAGTTCCAGCTATACCTTACGGCAATGTTAAGATTGGCTCTACAGCTAACGGAGCTGAGAATGCTCACTGCTACTTATACAAAGTAGCTAGAGACATGAAATCTTCTGGTGGTGCTACATTCACAGCTCACTTCTATCCTTGGACTATGCACCCTGAGTATAGACTACCAAGGAATCATCCAGCTGCACTTGCTAATGATAAGTTAGACTTATCCTATACAGCAGAGGAGGAAGCACTTGTTCACAGTCTAAACATAACTGAGGACCAGGTGAGGTGGAGGAGATACAAAAAGGTTGAGATGGAACAGCTGCTTCTCACTGGTGAGACTAGAAAACTCTTTGCTCAGGAATATCCTGAAGATGATGAGAGCTGCTTCCTCACTGCAGGAGACATGGTATATGATGGGATTCTGGTTAAGAGCATGATGAAGGAGGTAAAGCCTCCTGTGAATAGAATTGTTGGAGCTGATATCTGGTATCCTTCAGAGGAAGGCAAGAAGTATTTCGTGGGAGTAGACCCTGGCGTAGGTAAAGAATCTCAGTCAGTAGCTGAAGTATGGCACTTCTGGGAAGAGGATGGTAAGACTCACGGACTCCACTGTGCGACTCTAGGTGGGTATCTCACTGACGAGCAACTTAGGGATGCAGTGGTTGAGCTGGCTAAGTACTACAACAATGCTAAAATCTGCCCTGAAGCTAACTCTCAAGGACTGGAGCTAATAGCCCTACTCAAGGGCTACGCTAACAAGTACTATAGAAAGGATATTGTCTCTGGCAGAACTCAAAGCATGGTAGGGTGGCTGACTACTCCTAGAACTAAACCTTATATGATTAAGGAATTTGCTAGACTATTGCCTTATATCACTACTCATGATAGGAACTTACTAACTCAAATGGGCAACATCAGGTGGTATAATGAAAGACCTATCTCAGTTGGAGCTGACGACTATCACGATGCTGCTGCCTTAGCTATAGTCTGTAGAGATGATTATAGAGGTAAGATAGGCTTTGTGGGCACTAGCGGATGGAAGACTTGGTAAGGAGGAAACATGGGTGAACTAACTGCAACTAAACTCGTAGTAAGGTGTAACGAGCTTGCTTCTAACTGGAAGGATAGAAATGATAAGTTCAAGGACTGGTATAAGCTGTTGCTTCAAGAGGATGAACTCAAGGAAGAAGATATGGAAAGCATGGCTACCAATGAGCCTAGGACTTTCTTTAACCTGGGTCTCCACTTACTAAACGAACCTATGCACCATAGGATATCTAGTGAAGGCTTATCTCCTCCAGATATAATGGCTACTACCCAGATTGAAGACCTTCTTGAAACTCGCTGGGCTACTATCAACAGGACATATAGGCGTAGAGGCAAGCAATCATTCTACTTCACTCTACTTCGCTTCATACTAGCCTTTGGCTGGTTTGCAGTGTTAGCTCTAGCAACTCAAGACGAACTCATAGCTGAATGTTGGAATCCTGCTCAGGTATATCCCGAGTTTAGTGACGATGGTGTAGTCCAAGTTGCTCACATCTATCCATTGTCGGTAGCTGCCTATAGAATGAAGGCTGCAAGGATGGGATGGAAAGCGCCTAGAGCTGGACTAAGTGGTGAGCAAGTACTGAATGACTTGTGGTATTTAGATGAGAATGGCGTTGTTACTAACGCTATTGCAGTGGGCAATGAGCTTGTGAAGCCTCCATCACAAGAACTTAACATGAAGGCAATACCAGTACTGACATCACCTGTTGCTGGACTACCAGATGTTGAGGGAGCTATCGGTAGTAAGAAGGATGCTATAGCTCATATGGGAGAGGGAGCACTTGCAACTAACGAAGCGATGTATAAGACCTATAATAAGCACTGGACTTTTGGATTGCAGCTACTTCGAGATACTGCTCAGGCTCGCTGGTTTGAGCAATCTTCAAGTGGAGATATCCTCAGACCAGAAGACCTATTCAAGCGTGGGGCAATCTTTAGAGGTGGACCTCAAGATAACATAACACCTCTGCCAGTTCCTCCTATCCCTGTCGAGATGAGAACTGATAAATTCGATATGCAGCAGATGCTTCAGCGAGGAAGTTTGCCCTGGGCTCTTTGGGGCAATATACAAGGAACTATGAGTGCTTATGTGATGAGTCAAATAGCATCAGCTGCTAAGACAATACTTCAGCCTTATCACGATGCTGCTAAAGGACTGATTGAAGATATAGACAATGATGCCTGGATAAAGCCTATGGAAGAGCATAACTATAGTCCTTATGACTTTAATCTGCCGAAGGTATCTATTCCTTACCAGATTGAGGTGTCATCTGAAATTAGGATACCTGGTGACTTTGCTCAGAGGGCTACTGTAGCTCGAATGGTTGACCCTGATTTTAGAATATCCACTGAAACTACTATGGATATGCTCTTTCCTGAGATTAAGAATCCTCGTAGGGAATTAGCTAAGACTAAAAAGGATGATGCTCTTCGCCATCCTGTAGCGGTAGCTGTTGACTTAGTTCGAGCACTCAGAATCGAAGCACGGACACTGAAGGACCTCAAAGACCCAGACGGAGCTGCACTTTATGAGAAGGCTGCTGCAAAAGTAGAATCAATGATTGAGGAGGAACGAGAGACTGCTCCTGGTGGCAGAGTCCGTGAGTCTGTTCCTAGAGAAATGACTACTGGAGTACCTGAAGAAGCTGGTGGGGCTTCCGAAGCAGGAAGGAGGGGCGAATAATGGCTGAACCTGAATTAACTTGGCTTGAGAAAGCACTTAAGTTTGGCTCTCCAGGAATATACTGGCTTCTGCGTAAGGAGAAGGAACGAGCTGCAAGGTTAGCTAGTGAGAAGGACACTGACCTTGAAGAAAAAGCTGCAGAGCTATTTCCTGGGTTTGGTGAAGAGTCAACTAAAATCCAAACACACTTAACTAACATAGGTCGTGAGCAGGAAGAGCTTTTAGGTATGTATGAGTTTGCAGCTCTCTGGGCTGCTGAACCTACAACTGCTTTAACGAAAGCTAGTTTAGCAGGTGGGCAGCAAGAGCTGATGAGTATGTATCAGCGGTATGGCTATGGACCTGGTAACTTGCCGCTACCTGCAGAAGATTATCTTGGATTTCTTGAGGCAGATATATCTATCCTTGATACTCAAGTGGAGGCTGATGAGTGGAAGCTAGTCGTAATGGCTCGAATACCTGAACTAGTGCTAAAGGGTGATGTCCAGACATTTGACCAAGTTCTTGATATAGCTCCTCCTCCAGGTGGAGTATCAGATGCAGACTTGGCGTTTGTTGAGGAGATATTCAATAAGGTAGCTACTCCTAGTATCAGTGGCATCACTCCATTTAAGATTATCACTCCAGAGGAAAAAGCCACTGAGGAACAGCTTAAGTTCTTAGAGCAATCTGGGAAGGCTGTGCCAGTGGGATTGCATCAGTTGACTGTTGATGAGATTCTAAAGTCTATGGACATAGAAGTCATGCCTATTGTGCCTAGTGGTCTCACATTGGAAGAAATTAGGGCTGGGCTGAGGAGTGCAGGACTATCTGATATTGAAATAGATGAGTTTACTGCCGACAGTGTAGAAAAGCTTAGCTCTGACTGGGCTGAAGTGACTGCCTTACATGAGGCTTTTAGAACTGGCATAACTGAGGCTACAGCTCCTGCGCTCACTCACGGTCAGCGAGCTAAGCTGTTGATTCTTCAGCCTATAGTGTCTATTGGAGAAGCTCTTGATATTTACTTTAACGCAGTCCCTAGACCGCTAGCTGCTGCTGTGCTCACAAATGCTCCTGGTATTAGAGAAACTAGATGGTCTAGAGATATGACAGAAATGGTTGAAGACTTCAAGCTACAAGGTGAAGGTAGCTGGACAGCTTATCAGAGAGCTTTTGTAGAGTCTGATGCCAACTGGGGACTGAAGCTACTATTGGAAATCCTATTTGACCCTACTACATATATAGGGTTTGGGATACTGACAAAGGCTCTAAAGCCATTCCCTAGACTTTCAGTCTTCATGGGTGCAGTTGAAAAGGGTTGGTTAGATATGTGGAATGGGTTTTTCTTACTTCCTGTAGCTCTGATAAAGAAGGTTCCTATGACAACAGCCCAGATGGCTGGTAGAAGTGCTAGAGCTGCAGTTATACAGATGCACGCTGACTTAGGCAGAGCTGTAGGTAGACGGACTGGTGCTGGAATGAGTTTGGCTTCCGCTAAGGAAGTGTTGCTCAAACAGTTGGGAATCTTTGAGCGAGATTCTATGGGGGCTATACTTACTGGTGACTGTCAAACTGCTCGACACTTACTGGAACGTCAACCTATTGAAAGAGCAACAATAGAGCACTGGCTTGAACGGTTAGGGCTAGAAGGTGTGGAGGTTACTGACCAATCACTTATGGATATTCACTATATCATTGAGAAACAGCTCCAAGGAATACCTATAAGCAACAGGGAAATAGCTCAGGAGATTCTCTTCCATGCTCTTGGTGTGGATGATACTATCCAGGTATGGAAGCATTTACCTAAGATGCAAAACTTGTTGGACGATTTTAAGAAAGCTAGATTTGCTCGGGCTAGGTCAGTAATCGAATCTGCTAACTCAATGCCAGAACTGCAGAAGAATGTCTTTAATGAGGTAGAACATATAGCTACAGTTGGCTTTGGGAATCCTGCTTATCTCGAGGCTCAGAAGTTTGGTAAGATTACGTCCTTTGTCCATAAGATAGAGAGAAGCTCTAAATTTTCTGCTATCAGGTGGATTGATAGGCAGGTCACTATTCCTATGGCTAAACAGTACTTGATGTTCATGAACTATGGACCTTTCAATGTGCTGGAGACTATCTTTAGAGGCTTCTTAGGTGGGGGCAGAACAATCTATCCTAGGAGCGCTAAGCCATCTGAGACACTAATTAGACTGACCAAGGGTTTATCAATTCCTTATGAGTTCTATGAAGCTTCAGGCAGAATGGAAATGGCAGTACTGCTAGAGGGAACTACTTCCACTATGTATGCTCCAGGTAAGCTTCCTGGAATTACTAAGCCGCTAGTAGTCAACGGCAAGAGGTTAGGCACATCATTCAAACTAGCTGGAAAGGAGTATCCTATCAACTCTCTACAAGACTTCAACAGATACATTGCTGATGTCCAGACCCAAATGAGAGCTTATTACTTTCAGGAGAAATATCTCCAGTTCCTTGGAGAAGCTAATCCTGATATTATGGCTGAACTACATAGACTATCTCCTAAACTATCTAACATGGGATTTAGCAAGTACTTTGGTAGAAATGAGCTAAAAGACATGGAACAGCTCTTAGAGCGCTCTGGGACTATAAATCCTGATGTTATCCGAGACTTAGCTGACCTCCCACTGAAGGAAATGGAGAACAACAAGGCTCTAGCTACTACTGATAAGATTCTAGACACTTATCCCGACCTAGACCCTATGTTTAAGGAGACTATCCGAGAAGGTATCTCCACTGGAGCTGTGTGGAAGGATATAGATGGATTTACTAACAACCTTAGTAACACTATAAGGGAGTTCTACCTCCAGAAGCTAGAGTCAGCCACCTTGCGGCTTGATGAGCTTTCTAAAGCTATGGTTACTACTCCTATCAAAGACGGAGACCATTTGATAAGTCGGCTAGGAGACATAGGTGACTTTATCAGGTCTACTGAGAGCATGGTTACTGATGCCAGAATGACTGCTCAGATAAACGCTAGGCGACTGACACCTGCTGGAAGGAGAGCATTTCATAGGGCTAATTATAAGCAGATTGCTAAGTTCATGGAAGGTGTTGAGACTAACATAGACTATATGCAGAGAGAGTTGAACAACATAATGAAGGGCGGAGACTACTTGATGGACTGGAGTAAGGTAGAGTTCAAAGGTATGACTGCTTCTCAGCAAGCTGATGTTAAGATGTGGATAGACAATCTGCCTTTAGAGATTAAGGGAAAGTTAGAAGCAGTTGCTATTGATAGTGCTTTATTAAACAAGCGAGGATGGGGAGCAGTGTTTATCACTAGTAAAACTGAGGGTTCTAGAGGTGTAATATATAAGCCTGGGACAATAGTCATACGAGAGGGTCAGCAGGAACGTCTATTCTACCATGAAATGATGCACAGTATACAAGCTGAAAAGATAGCTACAGGCGATTATAAGTTTCTACTTGACTGGGCTGATACTGTGTATGGCAAGGGGAGTGAAGAGTCCAAGTTTATTCAGCGTATGGCGGATAGTTCTACTGATTATGCTCACTATTTTGGAGAGGAAATTGGTAAGTGGGAAGCGCACGGTGCTAGACCGAGTGAGTCTATGACTAACGCTTTTGAGGAATATGCTACTGGCAAAAAGATGCTTGCTAAACACTCCAATTTCTTTGATGAGCACTTACCTATAAAATATCCTCGACTAACACTAGCCCCTGAACAACAGCAATTTGCTATGGATTTGCTAGACAATTATGTCACTCAAACCAAAATCTGGACTAAAGCTAGAATGGATGAGTGGGATATAACTGAAAGGCTGCTAGCTAACGAGCCTGGCAAAGGTGCTAGCAAACTGGAGAAAAACGCATTCTGGGAAGACTTCTCATTCCAGCGGAACTTACCTTGGGATGAAGCAAGGCGTAATATGATTCAGGTTAAGAATCAGGAAGCTAAGCTCTTAGGAAGATTATCTCAGACTGGAACTGCTCCTCCACTAGCTCTTCCTCATCCTATGGAGTTTACTGGAGAGTTAACTCCTGCTCACATAGCTCACATCTTCCAAGTTACTGGAGACGACATGAGCAAGGCAGGGCTGGTAAAGCTAGAAAGCATGACCATGAGGAGTAGGGCTGAGTTTACAGATATGGTTAGGACTCAAGCTACCGCTGTCGGAGATAAGCATGGCAAGACTCTTGAACAGATGGGCTTTACTGATGAAGCAATCGGCAAGTGCTACGACCAGATGGTAAGAGGAGTAGGACTAGACCCAGCTGCATTAGAGCCGCTGACTCCTATACTGAAGCCTGTAGAAAGCATAAACAAAGAACTCCATGCTGTTTATGCCTCTAAAGCTATGCCTGAGGCAGATTATAAGCTCTGGCAGGAATCATTAACTAAGTACGCAGACGACTTAGGAGGCATGGACATACATAAGGCTGGAACTGATTCTTATAACGACTGGTGGGGAAAGAAGCAAGCTGCTATAGACAAAGCTCAGGTGGAGTATAGCCTATCCTTCACTGACTACACTAACCAAAACGCCTTCGATGCTCTTATGAAAGTAATCTATCCATTCTGGTGTGTTCCTGAATATGCGACTATTCTTACTAAGATGGGTTGGAAGCATTACTCCGAGTTACAGATAGGTGAAGATGTTCTTACAGTGAATCCTGACACTCTAACTACTAGCTGGGAACCTCTTGAGAAGTTAGCAGTATTTGACTATGATGATGAGCTTGTGGTGATACCTGCTAAGGGTAAAGGCATAGAGTTTACTCCTAACCATAGATGGTTAACTATCAATAAGCGGAATGGTTGTATTCCATCTATTAAGAAAGGATACCAGCTTACTGACGGTTATGATATGATACCTAGAGCATTGCCTCACAACTTTCCAGAGGAGAGCATACTAACAGAGCGAGAAGCCGCAATACTCGGCTGGGCTTGCACTGATGGCTATATCAGGCATAATAATAACAGAAAATCTGAGTTATTTATATATCAAAGTGTAACAAAGTTCGTGTCTGATATATTAGAAGCAACTGGAACTAAAGCTTATCCTAGGAGTCGCACAACTGACCCTAACAATATGGTGATAAGAGTGTCTCAGGTTGATTCTGATAAGATACTTAGCATCTGCCCTAATTGGAATTACTTACCAGAGGTAGTGTCCAAACTGAGTATGGATGCTGCTGAATCCATGTGGGATGCTATGTTTAAGGCGGAAGGCAACAGCGATAATGGCTGGATGAGATTTAAGCAGAATCCTGGACCTGTTAAGCAAGCATTTGAGATGTTGTCTGTCCTTCTAGGTAAGGCTATTACTTCAGGCAGCAATACAGTTTACATGACTCAAAATGGTAAGCCTTATCAATCTAAAGAGGCAAGAAGAATGTTTACTAAGCACTATAAGGGTAAAGTATGGTGTCCAGTGACTCCTTCTGGAACCTGGTTTATGAACTGCAATGGCTCGATACTTCCAACAGGGAATACATATGAGTCACAACGCTGGATGTGGGTTCCTAGAGAATTCCTCAGACGCCCTGGGCTAGCAACAGCTATGGGTAAGTATACTGACTACTCAGACCAAGGCTATGTCAACATTCCTGGGACTGATATTCAGTTTAACCTACTCCGAGGCACTGTCTTTATGGGCGGATTTAGGAGACTAAGGCTTCGGGATTATCCTGAGTACTACGACCTCTTCCCAGGCATGGAGATAATAGACTTTGGTCAGAGGCTAGGTTTCTATCCTGGTGCTCCTTTAATGGGTGCTATAGTTCTAACTGGAGCTGCATCACCTAAGCATAGAGCTGAGTTTGGTGAGATATTCCCTGCTTGGCTAAATACTGGACTAGACGCTGTCAGGTCAATAGCTCCTGAGGAAGTTGAGCGTATGATGCAGACTATCTTTCCTGACAGATTCAGAGACTACCAGATAATGATGGAAGTGAGCAACAGAGGCGGTGATGGTTATGCTATATGGAGGAAGTTACAAGACAATGTAGCTCTCACTGATGAAGAGGAACAAATCTGGTATAGTGCTAGCAAGCATATAGCTATCTTTGGTATAGCCGCTCAACAGACTGGATTCCTCCGATTTCGCCCTGAGGACTTAAATCAGTGGTATGAGGACTCTGCTAGCTTAATAGAGAAGATGACTGGCATCCCTGTAGATGTTCAGGAGACTATAAGAGAACACCAAGCTGTAACTGGGGACAGACTGCAAGACATCTACCCGCTAAGTCCGCTAGAACAGAAGATACTCTACGAGCTAGAAGGCTATGACCGCTGGGCAGGTAGGATAACTCCACTACTTCCCTCCGCTCAGCAGGACATGGCTAACAAGATATCTTCCTACTGGGACGATGTAGGCGGAATCCATGATGCTGCTTATGAGAAAGGCTTCTTTGGAGTTGAAGGTAAAGAGACTCTACCATCGCTGGCAACACTAAATACTCAGTTTGTAAATGGGGAGATATCTCCTTCTGAGTGGCTTAGTATGAGTGGAGGCATACTGTCTCGGGTTGCTGATTCTATAGAGGACCTATCTGGTAGTGCTCTCTACGCTGATGTGCCTAAGACTGTTGAAGAGCGCATAGCTTATTTCGAAAAGCTCTATGGCTCTGTTCCAGTTTATCATCCTGCTAAGGAGCTGCTCTGGATGTACTATCAACTTCAACCTGAGATGGCTTATGATGAGGATGCTGGAACCTACCAGCGTGATTTTGATTCTTACTACGCTCACATAGACCACATGGTAGAAGCTCTACCAGAAGACCAGCAGGAAGAGTTTCTAGCTACTATTCAGTATAACTGGACTCCTACTCAAAAGCTCTATTGGTGGGTGAGTAGGGAGTATCTAAGACCTTACAGAAATGTGAGGCAGTTAGTCCTTACCGACTTTTCACCAGAGGAGCAGGCTATCATCGAAAGGTGGTATGTTGCTCCTACTGGTGAGAAGCAGGCTCTGCAGGAAGAAATCCATGCTGTGACTGGGAATAAACTGATTAGTGAGTTTCAAAGCCGACTAACCACTGCTCGAAAGAACCTTCGCTTAATTGACCCTGAACTCGATGCGTGGGTGTGCTTCTGGAAAGACTTAAAACCGCTATCTCCGCAAGCCGAAGTGATATTTGCTGACTTGCGAAGTAAATATATTAAATAGGAGGTGGATAATTATTTATATTTATTTGATGGTGGCTTGACATGGGAGCTGTAATCTGTTATAATTAAACTAAGGAGGTTGAACTAATGGGAGAACCAGCACAAGACAACCAGACTCAAGACCCTAGTAAAGATGCGACTCAAGACCCAGAGAAGGACAAAGGCAAAACCGATGCTCCTAAGATGGTTCCTGAGAGTGATTTACTAGCGGTTAAGAGTGGCTTAGAGAAGGCTGTCAAAGATGCTAAGGCTGCTAGCGCTGCTGAGGTTGCTCAGCTCGCTGCTAGAATTGATGCTGAGCATCAGGCGGCTATCAACAAGCAAGCCGAAATAGTTCGGTTGGAGGAACAGCTGAAAGAGAGTTCTGTCGATAAAGCGAAGACAGAGGAGCTCATTGCGTCTGTTGCGTCTCTTACTACTGAGCGTGATAACGCTAACAAAGCGCTTCTGGAGGTAACCAAAGCCAAGTTAGCTGCCCAGTTCAATGTTAACATCACTACCCTTGAAGACAAGACGCAAGCTGAGCTTAACACACTGGAAACTGCTCTCAAATTAGTTGGTGCAAAAGGGAAGGTTCATAACACTATTGACACTGGACCTGGTGGTGTAGGAGCTGGCGCTGCTCCTGTTTCTGTCATGGATATCTGTAAAGAAGAAGTGGCTGAAGCAAAAGCAAGTGCCCAACCTAAAGAATAAATAAGGAGGAATCAACTAATGGGAGAAGTGATTGGACACTGGAAAGACCTGACTGAGGCTCAGAGGCTAACTGAGTCACAGCTGATTCCTGGTGTTGTCGAGGAAGACATCTACATCGGACCTATGATTGACCGTATGCCTTCTGTGCTTGCCAAGGGTAAAAGCATTAAGTGGAATCGGGAGAAAGTAGTTATGGATGCTGATGTTCTTGATGTTGACATCGGGGAGAAGATGGTCTGGACTTCCAGTATGGAATACGACCCTCAGGAAACTGAACTAAAGCGCAGTGCCATTCAGCGCCTTTTGGACAACTTTATCCCTGATGTATATGGGACTATCAATAACTATGAAGCCCAGGTACTGTGGGAGATAAAGAAAGGTATGTTTCGTAGGTTAGGACATAAACTAATCTATAACGACATAACTTATGGCGGAGCTAAGCAGTACGATGGTCTCCACGCCTTGGCGGCTCTTCAGACTGGAACTGACCTGGATATAGATGGAGGCGAGGCTGGACTGAAGCTTATTGACCTGAGAACAATGATTGATGCTATGAAGTATGGCTGTGATGCCATCTTCATGCCAACTGCCATTGCTCGCAAAATTGATGCTGCTTACCGTGAAGGTGGAATAGTCTATACAGCTAACACTCGGATGCTGAGCGCTATCACCTATGGAGTGAATAGCGAAGGTGGAAGAATCGCTTACTTCGACGGAGTTCCTATCATCAGGAGTGACTACCTGAGACCTGAAGACCCTAATGTAGGTGATGGTTCTGACCTCAGAACTGTTAACGCTGCTGAGACCAACTACTCCATCTTCGGTATAAAGTTTGGCGACATCTTCAATCAGGAGCCTGGACTCTGCATGGCTTACGGCAATCCTGAGATGGTGAACAAGCTGTATAAGGTCGAATACTTCGACAAGCTGGAGAACTACGATGCCAAGGGAATTAGGCTAGTTACCTATACTTCCCCACTGCTGGGCAGTAAACTCTGCCTTGGTCGTATCTTCGATGTCGAGAGTACTGCTGCGGTAACAGCGGCATAAGGCTAAAGCAAGGAGGGATGGCAAATGACTAAATATAGAGAAGCTGGGGACCTTGCTAGAGAAGCTCTTGTTATCCAGGACTGCCCTGTAGGAGGCATATTCCTTGTATCGGGGACTAATGAGAAGGTCTACGACGCTAACGCACCTTTCAAATTCAAGTTACTCTTTGCTTGGGCTCTATCGATAGATGCTACTGGTGATGCTGATGCAAAGTGGAGTGACGGCACAACCGACATAACTGATGGTATGGACTGTAGTGCTGGAGATAAGGCAGTAGACATTTGTGCTACTATCGACGATGCTAAGTATGAGATAGCTGAAGGTGGTACTCTTCAAGCGGTATGCGATGCTCATGCCAGAGTATATGCCCTGTGTCAAAGGACGGCTTAGATGACTACGAAGTATAGAGAGGCAGGCGATTTAGCAAGGGATGCCCTACTTATCCTAGACTGTCCTATCGGGGGACTGTTTTTGGTGCAGGCAGAATGTAGTGTTAATGTCACTACTAAAATCTATGATGCCAATGCTCCTTTTAAGTTCAAGGTGTTGTTTGCTTGGGCGATAGCGACTATCAACAAGACGACCAACACCTGGAAGCTCACTGATGGGAGTAGTGACATCACTGATGGTATAGCAGTTGGTGGTGCTGACAAGAAGGTAGATATTGTGGCAACCCTAGATGATGCTAAGTATGAGATTGCCAAGGATGGTTCTCTCTCAGCTGCACCTGGAGCTACCAATACTGCCTTGGCAACTGCTGAACTTTATGCTGTCTGCCAGAGGACTGCTTAAGAAATCTTGAGGAAGGAGTCTCTAACATAGGCTCCTTCCTCTAAAAGGAGGGATTATGTATAGTAGTTGGAAGACAGCAACCATTGCCAGTGGCGCTAAGCTATCTAATGAAGTAGATTTAGGGGGACTATTCTCCTACGCTATCGTTATTGTAACTGACTTGACTACTGACTCGGGTGTCAATGTTCAAGTATCAGACAAGCCTGGTGGAACTTTTGAAGAACTCTATGGGCTTTATCTAGCTACTCCAGCTGATTTGGAGCTACCTAAGTCAAAGGCATCAATAGTGCAGCTCTGTGGAGCACAGTTCCTTAAGATTGCTTGTGCTACTAACCAGGGCTCAGATAGAGCAATCTTGATAAGAGGAGGTGAGTAAGATGCCATTAGCTGTTGAGAGTTTAACACCTGCTAGCTCCACTCAATCTATCCGAGATGCTATAGCCTCAAGCATAAAGAAGTGCATGGAGGAAGGCAAGCCTCAAGACCAGTGCGCTGCTATAGCTTACAACTATGCTAGAGAGAAAACTGGCAGAGAATTGAAGAAGGAGGCTTAGCCATGAACCCACACAATAGTACGAAAGTTAACCAGAGTTATACTCCAGAATCTACCTTTAATAGTGCTATCACAACAGCGATACCAGAGACTATTACAGATGGAGCAAATAGCCACCGCTCAAAGCCAGAAGATAGATTGGCTGATGTATCGGGTAAGCGTGTTAAGAACCGCTCTATCAGAACTGACCAGCAGGGGGAAATCACAGTAATCCACCTAATAATAGTAGGTGTTGCTTGTGTCACTGGAATAATAGTTGTAGCGCTTCTGAAGGGATTGGATGGAGTGCTTCTATCTTCTGGGATAGCTGCTATAGTAGCTCTCATCTCTGGCTTTAGTGGCTACAAGATTGGACAGAAGGTAAGACCTAAGGAGTGAGATGTTTAGAGTCGGTAGGACAGGCAGTGGACAGAAGGTAACTTATGAGTCAAAGCATGAAACTGGAGATGGTAGGCTTATCAGTATTGCAAAAGACCGTAGGTTTAGTTTGCTTACTAAATATGATGCTTGGCGGATAGCTTACTGTGAGAAACACCGTAACCAGAAATTACCGTTGAGTTTTAGAGAAGGAAAGATAAACCCATTCACATTGCTCGTAAGTGTGAAATTAAGAATTCAGGAGGGAAGAAATGGCTCAAGAACAAAGCCCAACTAAGAAAGGATATGTAGAGCTGGTAAAGCTAGCTATAGGTACTGCTGCTGATGCTTGGAGTCACATCGCCTGCACAGATGCCACATTCACTTGTGATGAGGACTTTGAGAACTTCAGTTCTGGCGACCATGAGATAGATGCTAATGGTCTTGATAGGGCTTCTGCCACTATGACAGCAGAGCAGACAACGATAGCTGGCGATACTATTCAGGCAACACACCAGTTTACATGTGACACTGCTTCTCAAGATGTCTATGGTTTTGCAGTATTCAATAGTGCTACCAAAGACCTGGGAGACGCACTGATGAGTTGCAAATTTGCAGCAGTTCAGTCACTGGAGATTGACGACAAGTTGACCTGCACTGGCAAGTGCCAGATAAAGAAAGACTGATAGTAAAGGAAATGAGGGCAGTTAGTAAATGACTGGCTGCCCTCTAGTTGAGGAGGAGATATGCCACTTAAACATACTTTTGTAAGTGAAAAAGAAGATGGTGTGGATGCAACTCTTGTCCGTCCTAGTAATTGGAACGCAGACCATATAGGAAGAGATAGCGAGGGAAACGAAGCCTTCAAAGTTGACGATGATGGTATTCTCACTCTAGCAAAGCAATCAGCCGCTAAAATGGAATCAACTCTGCAGCAAACTATTCCTACTGGGGCATGGACAATAGTTAACTTCAATACTGTCATATATGATCGTCAGGGAGATGAAGCTGACACCACCAATAATAGAATTACCGTTAAGAGGGCTGGTACGTATATCCTAGCCACAAGGAACAGCATTTATAACATGCCAGATGCTTGTATCTTGGCAACGGGTATCTATGTTAACGGTTCGGAAGTTGTGGCCAATAACTATGGGTGTAACTACGCAGGTGTGAACGCAAATGTTCAAGCAGTTACACTTCATCTTTTAGGGGCGAATAACTACGTTCAGAGTAAAGTTTACCAGAACTCTGGAACAGCCAGGAACTTATCCCAATATACAGGACATAACTGGTTAGCAGTTGTCAAAATAGCATGAGTAACGAGGTATTAAATGGCTTTTCAGGCTGATACTTTCCAGAATGATGCCTTTCAAGTAGCAGGCGGGGCAGAATACTCCTATACCGCTAATGTTGCTATAGAACTGGCAGCAACAGCTTCCAGATTAAGCGAGATAGTAAAGACTGCCCTGGTTAAGATTGGGCTAAATATGGAGGCAGGGGTACTGATAGATATTGGCTCAGCAGCTATAGAGAGACCTAACGCATGTGTTGGGGGTTTGACTTGGGTGAGCAAGGATAATCCAGCTAATGTGGATGGTGTTATTACCTCTGTGGAGATTTATGCTTATGCAGGATATCCCTTAGAAGGGTGCAAAATTGGTGTATTCTATAAGACTGATACTACTTCACTCAAGTGTCGTTCAGCTACAACTATAGGGGATGTCGCTGCTGGTTCAAAACAGACATTTGATGTGTCCTTATCTGTGCAAACAGGTGATTACATTGGAATTTATTTTATTGGTGGGTATTTAGCAACTACCCAGATAACTGATGGGTGCTGGTCATGTATGAGTGACCATTGTATTGTAGGTAATGAAGCAGGATATTCTTCAGCTGACAATATTTTAAGTCTTTATGGTAGGACAGGTGCATCCAGTTCAAGGTTGGTAGAACTCTTCAGAACAGGCACAACTCAAATAGGATTATCAGCTACTGCGTCACGCCTAACAGATATAGTAAGGACTGGAGCAGTTGCTCTTGGCTTGATGGTTATGGCGGAGAAGTTCAGGGAGGTTATTGCCCTAGTTAAGATTGGGCTGAGAATGGGTGTAGGGTGGGCAGTTGATATAGGTGATGGGGCAATCAATGGAAATGGATTTGGAGACCCTGGAGACACCTGGATTAACAAGGGAAATCCAGCTAATGCTGCTGGAGTAATAACAACAGTTAAGATATGGGCATATATAAATATGACTGGTTGCAAAGTTGGGATATTTTACTTAACTGGCACTAATAAATTCAAATGTCGTTCTGCTGCTACGATAGGGAGTGTAACTGCTGGTGGTGAGCGGACTTTTTCAGGTTTATCTTTGGCTGTTGAAGCTGGCGACTATATCGGAGCATCTGCTTCTACGGGAAGGATTGAGGCATCCTATGATAGCTATGATGGCACTTGGGAAAAGTCGGGGGATTATTGTGTTGTGGACGCTGAGGGCACATTTACTTTTTGGACAGGATGGAAATACAGTCTTTATGGTGAGGGTGCTTCTGCCGATGTTTTATGCTCACGGTTAGTAGAGTGTTTCAGGATAGGAACAGTTAATCTTGGACTGGCAACTACCGCAAAAAGAACAGTAGAAATCTTAATGACTGGAGTGGTTGCTATTGGTCAAGCCATTACTGCCTCAAAGGTCAAAGAGCTTATCAGGAGCGGGACAGTCACCATAGGGTTAGGAGTTAGTGCATTAAGGTCTAAATTAACTGAGCGTGTTGCTGATGTGGCTGTTGGATTGTCAACTACCGCATCCAGGTTGGTAGAGATTACCAGAACTAGCGCAGTTACTATCGGTGAGGCAGTTACTGCTAGTATAACTGGTGTAGTATCTATTGTAGCTGATGTCCAGATAGGGATGAGTGTTAGTAGTTCTCGATTGGTTGAAGTTGCTAGAACTAGCTCAGTAGCAGTTGGATTAGCGGCAACTGCCAGCTATTGCAAGTTCAAAGAATTTATTGGTTCAGTAGCTATCGGAATGTCCGTGAGTGCTTCGAGAGCGGTAGAGATAATAAGAAGCCCAGTGGTTCAAGTAGGGTTATCGGTAACTGCATCAAGGACGGTGGAGATTTTCAGAACTGCCACAGTAGCTATTGGGGAGATTGCCACCGCTATTATTAAAGCTGGTCGGGAAATTGTGGCTGTTGTCTTTATAGGGATGTCAGTTACCGCTTCAAAAGTAAAGGAACTTTTCAGAGTAGGCACTACAGCGATAGGGCTTGCTGTGACGGCAAGCTGGCTAATACCACGCATAGGAAGATTTCTGTATGTGGCTATTACTACTTCGCCTTATAGAAAGATATCTATTACTACCTCACCTTATAGGCTAGTCAGAATGGTAACTGCGCTATACAAAAAGATAAAGGTATTTACTTTTAGGAGGTAAGCAGCATGGCTAATATAGAGATTACGACTAAGTTTATTAGCAGGTCTACAGTTTGGATTCAAGCTAAGGTTTATGACCCTGAGACAGATGAACTCACTGACCCTACCAATACAGACCATCCGATTGAAGTTAATATTACTGACCCTAACAAATTGAAGAAAGCAGGTTATATTGGTGTTAGCAGCAGCGCAAGTTTTACTGCTGGTTTGGTTGTAACAGGAGCAACTTCAGGAGCTACAGGATACGTCAAATCTACACCTGATGGTGGAGTGACTCTTGAGCTCCAGCGTGTGACTGGTGTGTGGCAATCTGGCGAAACGATAGAAGATACTGGCACAGGAACATCTACAACAACATCTGTCCTTGAAGATGCAGCTATGTCAAAGCATGAGAGTGAGACAGGAATTTATGATTACTTCTATGACACTGATGCCGTTCCAGTTGAGGGATGGTATCCTTGTGAAGTAACAGTCTTAGATGGCGTTGAAGCTGGGATAAAAACAAGTATAGCATCTTTTGGTTTTGAGGTAGAAAAAGGATTATGAGAGATTTAGGAAGCGGTGAAGGTAGTTTACTAGAAGCTCAGCAAGCTGATTTCACTGAGCCTTATATCAAGATAGATATAGGTCCTAGTGGAGACCCAGATTATAGTTTTAGTTCCCTCAGTGATGAGATTATCTCTGTTGAACATATAGAGCGTCCTTTCGGCGGTACTGCTACCATTGTGCTGAACAACTATGACAAGTCCCTCAAGGATATAGACTTTAGAGGTAGGCGAGTTGAGATTAACTACTGGTTTGAAGGTGTAGGTGGGGATGCAGGCACAGCTCCACCACTTTGGGTTTTCTCAGACAGAGAATTATCTTCGGAGGGGCAGAACCAAGTAGAGCTAATCTGTATAGATGTATGGAACATACTATCGCTGCTCAATGTTGGAGTTGGAGGAACCAAACTTGCTGGGACAATTACAGGAAGTCTATCCATAAGTGATACTCTAACTGGAGAGACCTCAGGAGCAACTGGAACTGTTATCTTAGTTGGTGCAGACTATGTCCATGTAGGAGATGTGTCTGGAAAGTTCGTGGATGGAGAGAAAGCTGAAAAGAACGTCAGTAACTACATCACTATTGATTCCCAGGGAATAGTCGGTAGTAGCTCAGGTCCAGCCTATAACTGGGACGTCAGGACGCTAACTGTAGAGAATATCCTAGACCAGATATTCAACAGTATCAGCGTAGATGTAGATATAGATGAGACTGATGGGATTGTGGACACTTACAAGCCTACACTATCTACAACTATGGGGCAGACTAGCTTTCTGAATTTAGCTCAAGACCTGCTCAGAATGACTAAGTGCGGCTTTAGGATTGAGAACGATGAGGACCTGCATCTGTTTGAGGTTGACGAGACTCCTGGAGATGAAGTTTATACATACGACTCCGCTCATGCCTTTTATGTAGATATAAGAGACCTGAGCCTGATACTTCCTAATAGAGTCATCTGCGTAGATGGTGAAGGGGGACATAAAGGCTCTGCCGAAGATGCAGCTGCTATAGCTCAGTTTCGGGATATAGCTGTGACTAAGTTTATCTCTGCTGAGAATCTCGAAAGTGATAGTGAAGCTAATGATAGGGCTGCTGCTGAGCTATCTCGGTCTCAGTGGAATAGCGCTGCTGGACAGATAATAGCTCCGATGAATGTAGGACAGGAGTTATTTGATTACATTAAGATTATAGACTCCAGGAATGATATTACTTACTATGGCTGGGTTGGAGGTATAATTAGAGAATGGGAGTCTGGAGTTTATAGGATAACATTAGAGCTAGGCAACCTCACAGGTAGTGAAGGAATCCCAGGTGGCAAGGATATGCCAGCTCCTAACATAGTCCCACCAGTTATTCCTGGAGTTGGATACTACAGTTGGGTGATACCTAAAGCTATTCAAGGTTACCACCACGATATTCACTTTGTAGCAGATGACCAGGATACTGTCAGTTGGGAAGCTGGAACTATTAAGTTCTATGATGGGTCTAGCCAGAAGATTAGCGCTGGCTCATACAACATTCCTGACTCTGATGTGTGGTATTTATACTTCGAGGTAGGCAATACTGCTATTCAAAAGACTAAAGATTATCTATCTAAGGTAACACTGGAAACTGGACTACTTTGCTTAGTGCAGAAAGGAAGTGATGCTTCTACTTATGCCACAGTTATCCCTTCTTACGGAAAGGAACCTTTAATAACTGCAGATGTAATACACTTGTCAGGACTACTTGATAAACTTCCAGATGGAACATACGGCAAAGTATTATCTACTTGCATTAGTGCTGGAAGAATTGTGCTAAGTGAGGTGTCTGGAGATTTAGACGATATTGGTGAAGGAAGCACCTATGGGAAGGTAAGAAGAACCGACCTTAGTGGTGGACACATTGAGCTTAACTCCTATACAAAGGTTGATGGTGAGTGGTATAACGAAAGTGGTGTAGTAATAGATGCCGATAGCGGAATACAGATGTATGGGGACAATAAACTGAAATTCTATTCTGCTGCTGAAACTTATGAAGGCAAAATATATGGCTACGCTAACCTGCTTATACTAGACGCTGATGTGGCATTTAAGTTTACTGCTAATGGGATTCCTGCTATGCAAATTACCTCAACAAAGGTGGATGTAGAGGTTATGCTCGACATGAGCAACCAGAAGATATTTAATTTAGGTAAACTTCAAATCCCTGTAGGAACTGACTTGTATTAGGAGATTTGATAGATGGCAAAAACACCAGCAACAGTTCAAACCATAAGGGCAGAAGAGATAAAGACAATTGAAGCCGTCCTTAGAGGGTATCTATGGGATAAAGGTAGTGCAAATGGGAGTGTGGTTTATTATATTTTTGAATGGGGGAAAACAACTTCCTATGGAACTTGGGGGGATTATGTGCAGGTTACGGACTATAATGCCCCTGGCTATGTTCTGTATAAAGCTACGAGTTTAGACCCTGATAGTGATTATCACTTCCGTATTGATAGTGTGATAGACGGTGATTGGAATTATGGAGAGGACAGAGCTTTTCATACTAGAGCAACTTCACCCGGGGGGGCAGCAGGCTATCTTTGGGTTGAAGGGGGTAACTTATGCTATATGGACGAAAACGGTCACAAGAAGGTATTGGAGGGAGAGGGTTAATGAACTCTATTAAAGACATAATATGCTACATGGCTCTTCTGGCAATGGCAGGTATATCAACTTGGACATTCTGGAATATCCTGCTCTATGGAGAATTTATATGGTATGACCCTAGCAAAGCAACAGTTGTTGGGGAACTGATAATATCTATCAGTCTTATGGGATTAGCTATAGAAAGGTTCATTAGATTATTAAAAAACTAGAGGCACTAATGGAGATTAAAGAACAATTAGCAGACGCAAAGAAAAGACAGCAGGAAGTGGTGGCTCAGATTAACGCTATAAAGCAGCAGGAGCAGGCACTACTTCAGGAAGCGCTGAGGATTGATGGAGAATTGAGACTGCTGCAAAGAATGATACAGGAGGAAAGTAAAGATGAATCTAACAGAGATAAGAGCAAAGATTAGAACGGACTTAGCCAACCCAGACAAGGATATACTAACTCCTGACATGATAGACAGAGCTGTAGATAGAGCGGTGTCAGACTTATCTAGGTTCTTCCCTAGAGAACAAATATACGATGCTACCTTAGTCTTTGAAGTGGCTGATGAGAGCTTTACCTCTAGCTTCGGCACTTGGGTTAATCTAGCTAATAATCTGTCAGACGTTGGCTCTGAGACAGTGACTACCACTGATAAAGCAACTACATATACTAGGGATACTGACTACACTATGGACTATGCCAGTGGCAAGATTAAGATACTGTCCACTGGAAGTATGTCTGATGCTACTGAATATTATATCAGCTATACCAAGTTAAAGCTAGGTTGCGATATATCAAGTATAGCCACTGACTTAATAAGGGTGTCTAGAGTTGAGTATCCAGCTGGGAATATACCTCAGACTAATGTTAGCTTCAGTCAGTATGGTAACTATATAACTGTCACTGGCTCAGGTAAAGATTCCCAGACT